TTTTTCTCACCCTGCTCTATTTTACCTCGTTTATATGAAAAAGTCTGCCGAAGGGCAGACTTTTTCGACAGGCTGAGGTCAGCTCATCTGAGCTGGCCTGCGTCTTGGGCATAACTGGGCGAAGTATCCGGCAGTTAGTCGAGGACGGACAGCTGGAAAAAATGGATGGGCGTTTCATCCTCTCTGATTCTGTCCAGCGATATGTGGCGTTCAAGGCCAAGAGGGACAAGGATGATGAGGAGCAGCGGCTGGACAAAGCGCGGCGCACTGCCGAGGTGACGCTTCGGGCTTCTAAGGCCCAGATTGCCAAAATGGAGGCTGACGAGCTGCGGGGGAAGATGCACCGCAGCGAGGATGTGGCCGCCATGACCGAGGATCTGATTTACACCATCCGCGGTTCGCTCATGGCCCTGCCTGGGCGGTTGGCCGTGGACGTGGCTGCGACAGCAACGCCCGCCGAAGCTGCTGAAATCATCCGCAAGGAAGTCCACGCCCTCATGCGGGAGCTGGCCAACTATCAGTATGACCCCGAGAAGTATGAGGAACGGGTCAGGGAGCGGAGGAAGTGGGAGGCTGGCGGCGGTGATGTAGATGACGAGTAGACCTGCCGCCCGGCGTCTGAACGGTGCAATCGCAAAGGCCCTGGCCGGAATGAAGCCCCCGGATGATTTGACCGTAACCCAGTGGGCCGAGCGGAACCGGCGGCTATCCTCCGAGGCCAGCGCTGAGCCGGGCCCCTGGCGCACCAGGCGGACACCGTACCTCCGGGAGCCTATGGACGCATTCACTGATCCGAAGGTGCGGCGCATCGTCATGGTGGCCGCGTCCCAAGTGGGCAAGTCGGAGCTGGAGCTGAACATCATCGGCTACATCATCGACGAGGATCCCGGCTCTATCCTGTTTATCCATCCCACTACCATTGATGCCAAAGAATTTTCCAAGCTCCGCATCGCCCCGGAAATTCGGGATTGCCCCACGCTGCGCCGGAAAGTGGCCGCACCTAAGAGCCGGGACAGCGGGAACACGCTGCTGCAAAAAACCTACCCAGGCGGTATTCTGACCATGTGCGGCTCCACCGAGGCCCATGCCCTGGCATCGAAGCCTATCCGGTATGTCCTGGGCGACGAGCGGGACCGTTGGGCCACGTCCGCCGGTAACGAGGGCGACCCCTGGGGGCTGGCAATGGCCCGTCAGACCACGTTCTATAACGCCAAGGCGGTGGAGGTCAGCACCCCCACCGTCAAGAACGCCAGCGCGATTGCGGACAGCTATGCCGAGGGGACCATGGAACGCTGGAAGTCCAAGTGTCCCCATTGCGGAGAATACCACGAAATCCAGTGGAAGGACATCCGGTATGAGTACGAAACCAAGGAGGTCAACAAGAAAAAGACCTACAAGGTAAATTCGATCATGTACATCTGCCCTGGGTGTGCGGCGGTATCCGATGAAGTCACCATGAAGCGCCAGCCCGCCCGGTGGGAGGCAGACAACCCGGACGCCTATGCCCAGGGCGTCCGCTCTTTCTGGCTGAGCGCCTTTGTCAGCCAGTGGGCCAGCTGGGAATCTATCATTCTGAAATTCCTGAGTGCTGTCGGAAATTCCCGGAAGCTCCAGGTGGTCTACAACACCTGCTTTGGCGAGTTGTGGGAGGACCGGGGCGACTTGGAGGACGAGAACAGCTTGATGGCTCGCCGTGATGTTGAGGCCTACGGTCTGGAAGATGGCGGAACGCCCGTTGAGCTGCCTGACGGGGTGCTGGTACTTACCGCCGGCGTGGACACCCAGGATGACCGAATGGAATATGAGGTCATCGGCCATGGACACTTCGAGGAAACCTGGGGTATTGAAAAGGGTATTATCATGGGGCGACCTGATGATGATGCGACCTGGACCCAGCTGGATGAGTTGGTGTTTGACCGGGTATTTCGATTCAGGGACGGCATCGGCCTCCGCCAGTCCATGTCTTTTGTAGACGTGGGTGGCCACTTCACTCAAGATGTGCGCTTACAATGTCGGAAGCGTGTGGGGAAAAAAGTGTTCTGCATCAAGGGTATGCCAGGGCCGGATAAGCCATACACAGCCCCGCCAAAGCAGATGAAAATTGTCATCAACAAGATTGCGGTGGGTACCTGCTGGCAATACCAGATAGGCGTCGATTCCGGCAAGCAGATCATCATGGATAATCTGAGTGTTAAAACCCCCGGCTCAAAATATTGCCATTTCCCCAGGCGTGACGATTATGGCTCCGGCTACTTTGCCGGTCTGTTGTCCGAGCGTCTGGAGTATGACGCAGCGAAGAAACAGCCATGGGTATGGAAGAAGATTCCCGGTCATGAGCGGAACGAAGCCCTGGACTGCCGCAACTACGCTATGGCGGCGTTTAAGGCCCTTCCTGCCAACCTTGATTTGATAGACAGGCGATTAAAGGCGGCCCGCGGTGAAACCCCGCCAGAGGGCGTTGCAACGCCGCAAGCGGCCCCCGCTGCGCCCCGCTCCAAGACGAAAAAAGCACGATCCGGGCGGGGTAAAAACTATGACGATTGGTAAGGTGAGAGTATGGCCAATAAGGTTGAATTGCGGGCGCGCCTGGACTTCTGGCAGGAGGCACTTAAAAAACTGCGCAAGGCATATCTTGCGTTGGTGGACGGCGGCGTCAAATCGTATATGATTGACGACCGCCAGCTGACCCGCTTTGATCTCCCTGCGCTTCAGAAGCAAATTGAGGAAGCAGAGGCCAAGGTGGACGAGCTGGAAAATCTCTTGAATGGCCAGCATCCCCGTCGGGCTTTTGGTGTTCTTCCAAGGGATTGGTAACTGGGTAATCGCCCGTAAGGGCTTTACCGTGGGTGGCCCGGCTGGGGTTTGTTAGCTCCTTTCGCCAGCTGGGCCACCCTCTTTTATTGCAACATAGGAGGTGGACGCTATCTACTACAAAGCAAAATCTGGCCTGCTGCTCCCAGACAGCGTGCGCCCACAGGCCAAAGGATATAGCGAAGCTGGGGCCAGTTTAACCCGACGCGCCATGAAGGGCTTTAAGGCTCGGAGCGGAAGCCCCAATGAGGACATCAGCTGGAACAATGCCACTCTACGGCAACGGGGCCGTATGCTTTATATGTCCACACCGCTGGCCACTTCCGCTGTGAATACTAACCGCACGAAAGTTGTTGGCGTGGGGCTGACGCTGAAAAGCGCTATCAACCGGGATGTGCTGGGTCTCTCTCCGGAGGCCGCCAAGGAGTGGCAGAAGCGAACGGAGGCAGAGTTCCGCCTGTGGGCTGACCGCAAGCAGAACTGTGACGCAATCGGCATCAACAACTTTGACGCGCTCCAACAGCTGGCACTTGTGTCGTGGCTGATGTCAGGGGATGTGTTCGCAGTGATTAAGCGGTACCCGGCCACCCCCGTCAGGCCGTACTCGCTGCGCATCCATCTGGTGGAAGCTGACCGGGTGAGCACCCCATACCGCCTGGGCGGTGGCCGGGGGTGGCGTGGTATTACCGACGGAGAGAATGAGAAAAACGGCAACAAAATCTATGACGGTGTTGAGGTGGACAAAAACGGCATGGTTGTGGCCTACCACGTCAGCAACAACTATCCCTGGCAACTCACTTGGGATCCCATTGAGTGGACGCGAGTGGAGGCCTACGGCCCCCGGACGGGGCTTCCCAACATCCTCCACATCATGAACAGCGAGCGGTGCGACCAGTATCGAGGCGTCACCTATCTGGCCCAGGTCATCGAGCCGCTGCTGCAGCTGCGCCGCTACACCGAATCCGAGCTGATGGCGGCACTCGTTCAAAGCTTCTTCACTGCCTGGATCGTCACAAAGACAGACCCAAACGAGATCCCCACAAACGAGGTCGGCGCGGGGAGCATTGTGGGTGTCCCCGGGGCAAATCCTGGAGAGGACAACATCTCCGATGACAGGAACGAGTACGAAATGGGGCCGGGTACTGTGGCGCACCTGGAGGAAGGGGAGGATATCAAATTTGGCTCCCCCAATATCCCCACGGCGGGCTTCGATACCTTTGTCAAGACGTTCTGTAAGCTGATTGGCGCGGGCCTGGGAATCCCCTATGATGTGCTGATCAAAGAATACAATTCCTCCTATTCGTCCGCGCGGGCCGCGCTGCTGGACGCATGGGAGGATTTTCGTATGCGTCGGAAGTGGTTTGTGGACGATTTCTGCCAGCCTACCTATGAGGTCTGGCTGGCTGAAGCTGTGGCCCTAGGACGCGTCAATGCGCCGGGCTTTTTTGCCGACCCTCTGATCCGGGCCGCATGGTGCGGAGCGCGGTGGATCGGTCCCGTCCAGGGCAGCCTTGACCCGTTGAAAGAGGCAAAGGCAGCGGTGCTGCAAATCCAGCACGCACTCAAGACCCATGAGCAGGTCACCCGTGAGACGGGCGGCGGCGATTGGGACGAGAACGTGGAGCAGCTGACAGCGGAGAATGAGAAATTGGCCGCCGCTGGCGGCGGGGGTATCCGCATGGAGGTTGACCCCAACGAAAAAGACGACGACGAAGGAGGCGGCGAAAATGCCTAACCCAATCAAAATGCCATTTGGCCGCAGCGGGGCCGCGTCCCGCGTGGTGAGTATCAACCGGGGGCCTTACGTCATGGAAATGGCGGACGGCGAGAACGCGGAGCTGACCATGTACGGGGAGATCGTGGAGAGCCAGCCGGTGGACTGGTGGACGGGAGAACCCATTGAGGGGAGCTATATCATTCAGTCCGAGTTCTTGGAGGATTTGAAATCTCTGGCCGGAGCCAAGACCCTGACTATCCGCATGAACAGTGTCGGCGGCGACGCGGGCGTGTCTATCCTGATTCACAACCGGCTCCGGGAGCTGGCTGCCCAGGGTACGGCGTTGACCTGTATTGTGGATGGTGTGGCGATGTCCGGCGGTTCCCTTATCATGAGCGGCTGTGACACGGTGTTAGTCAATCCCGCCAGCATCGTCATGGTTCACAAGTGCTGGGTTTCCCTGTGGGGCGGTTATAACGCAGACGAATTGAAGGAGCTGGCGGCGAAGAACGAGGCCTGGGACAAGGCCCAGGTGTCCATCTACAAGCGCAAGTGTGGCCTGTCCGACCTGGTGATCTCCAACATGATGGCCAAGACCACCTACATGACCGGGGCCGAGGCGGTGGAAAAGGGCTTCGCAGATAAACTCCTGGAGGATGCCGCCCCCTTGGACATTGCCGCCAGCGCCGACGGGCGCAGTTTGTTTGTGCGCGGCCGTCAGTTCCATCTTACTCCGGGGATGTTCGCCCCGGACACGATCCCCACGGTCACACCCGAGGCGGCAGCCCCGGTTGAGGTAAATAATACAAAGCCGGCGCAGACCGGCGGACAGAATGGAGGAAACATTATGGCAAAAACCCTTGAGGAGCTGCGGAAGGAAGATCCCGCTCTGGCCGAGCAGCTGATGGCCGAGGCCCGGGCCGCTGTGTCCGCGTCTGGCGCGGCCGGTGCCCCCGCAGCTTCCGCCACTCCTGTGGCTCCCACTGCTCCCCTTGCTACCCCCATGCCCCAGGCTTTTGGGAATATCGACCCCGCCGAGGCCGAGCGGCAGCGGCTTCAGGACATCGACGCCCTGGCTGGTGTGTTCGATGTGGAAACCATCAATGCGGCCAAGTACGGGGAACACCGCTGCACCGCCCAGGAGATGGTCTACGCGGCTGCGCAGAAAGCGTCCCAGCAAGGTGGGAAGTTCCTGGCCGCTCTGATGGCCGATACCAGCGGATCTGGCGCTCAGGACGTGGGTGCGGCCAATGGTGTGGGCAGCGACGGCACTGGTGGTACCAGCGATCTAGACAACCCCCAGGCGGTAGTGGCCCAGGCGCAGGCGGACGCCAAGGCGTTCAACGAGCGGAAGAAGGAGGTACGGTAAGAATGAAAGAGCTGGTAAAAAAAGTGGGTGAACGCGGTCAGGACAATCTGATCGCGGGGCTGTTTCCCCGTGCGTTGACTGTTCCGGTCAGCATTGCCGCCGGTGCTGGCGAGCTAGCACGTGGTACGGTCCTGTCCCGCAAGGAGGACGGCACCTGTGAGGTCATGGCGACTGGCGGCACTCCCGCCTATGTCCTGGCTGACCCCGTTGACGCCTCCGGCACGGAGGCGGTGGCGGCTGTCGCCTACCGCAGTGGGAACTTCAATCTCGATGCGGTGACCGTTGCGGAGGGCTATACCCTGACTGCGGCGGAGAAGGACACCCTGCGCAAGTACGACATCATCTTCACCCGGGTTCTGCCGGAGTAAGGAGGACATCGAAATGAATATCTACGACACCCTGTATATGCTGGCGGCGATTGCGATTTTGACTCCCGAGCCTACTTTCTTCAAGCGCCGCTATTTCCCCACCGATCTGGCGCTGGACGTGTTCGGCACATCCAAGGTCCTGGCCGACTACAAGGAGGGCAACCGCAAGGCCGCTCCCTTTGTGCTGCCGCGTGTTGACGCACTCCCCGTTGGGCGTGGCGGGTTCAGCACCTTTGAGCTGGAACCCGGCAATATCGCTATTTCCAAACTTCTGACTATCGATCAGCTGCACCAGCGCGGCTTCGGCGAGAGCATTCTGAGCAATGTAACTCCCGAACAGCGGGCGCGGCAGCTGCTCATGGGTGACCTGAGCGACCTGTCCGCCCGGATTTCCCGCCGGGAGGAATGGCTGGCGTGTGAAACTATGCTGAAAAACGGCTGCATCATGCGTCACCAGACCAGTGACCCGAACATCTACGAGGACATTTCGGCCAAGTTCTACGACGGCACCAACAACCCGGCCAAGTTTACTCCCGCTGCCGCGTGGACCCACGGCAAGGATGAACACGCCCCCGGCAACTGGTACTGGGACGTGATTCAGATGGTCAAGATGCTCACTCATCGGGGCCGGGCTGCCACCGATCTGGTAGTGTCCAACGACGTGGGCAACTTCTTGATGGATGACCCCTGGATTCAGTACATGATGGATAACCGCCGGGCGGACTACGGCGCTATCAATCCCCAAGAGTTGACACCCTATGTCACCAGCTTGGGCAGGTTCAACTTCGGCGGCCGCAAGCTAGAGATTTTCGTCAACGACGGCACCTTCCAGGACGAGACCGGAGCGGAGACCCCCTTCCTGGCCAGTGGCAGCGCCATTGTGACCGCCCCCGACTGTGGCAAGGGCCTGTACGGCGCGGTCACCCAGAAGGAGATGGACAATCAGTGGCACACCCACGCTGGGACCCGCGTCCCCAACTACCTGTCCACTGTCAAGCCTCCCGTGGATGAAACAACGGTCTCCTGCCGGCCGCTGTTTGTGCCTAAGACTCTCAATCCCTGGACGTCGGCGGAAAATGTTTTTGCGGCCTAACCGGGAGAGAAGGGAGTAAGGCATGATTAGAATTATCTGCGGTACCTGCGGAACGTCCAAGGGTTACAAGACCATGGCTGACGGGAATCTCACGCTTCCCGCCGCTGAGGAGAGGCGCCTCGTCGCCCGCGGCGTGGCGGACTATGTAACCAGACCTATTATTGGCCCTGATACTGGCGTTGCAACAGCTAGAGAGGATGAGAACAGCGGTAGTGTGGGTGTGACCCCGCCTGGGGACATCGCCACCTCTACAGGACAGGAAACAAGTGCGGGTGAGGACACGGTTGCGCTTCTGGAGGATGAGGTAAAGACTGACGGCATCGTAGAAATCGTCAATAATCACTTTACCGTTGAGAGCCTGATGGAGCTGACCCGCGCCGATATGGAGGAACTGGCGGCCGGTATGGGTGTGGACGTCAGTAAGTGCCGTAACAAAGGTGAGATTGCCTCGCTGCTGTCTGCGGCAGAGGTGGAGACTGGTGGCGATAACACATCCCCGCCCGAGCTGAGTGCGGAGGGAGCGGTGGTATGAGTTTCAAGGACATGGCTGCAGCTGACCTCCATAACGTCTTTTTGAACCTGGGGGAGTTTGCCGAGAAGCGTACTGTGGAATATGACGGGGAACGCTATGAGGATATCCCTATCGTCCTCTCCGGCCTCAAGGAAAAAGACCGGCGGCAGCTAATGAGCGATCACGTTCAAGGGCTTTTCCTGGTGTCCTCGGTGCTGCACTGCGCTTTGGAGGACCTGGGCGGCAATCAGCCGGAAAAGGGCGCCCGCATCAAAATCAATGACCAGGAAGGCGGCGGGGGATTTTTCCGGGTGTTCTACGTTGCCTCTTCCGTCTGCGAGCTGGGAATGCTGCGGGTGGAACTGGAGGCGATTGACGAATGAGCGACATTGTCAGTTCCAACAGCAGCCATGCCGTTTATGGCGGCATAATCGTTGATGTGGTTGAGGAAAGCCTTGACAAAGTGACGCGGCTCCTGGCCGGTATCAACGGCGGCGTCTACAAGGCTGTAGGGAGCGCACTCACCCGCGCGGCGGCGGCCGGCAAGACTGCTGCAAAACAGCCGGTCACGAAGGAGTACGCCATCAGCCAAAGCGAGTTCCTGGCCCGCACCAGGAACATCAACCATTTTGTCCGGGAATCCAGCGGCAGCATCTCCGTGGTGTTCGGCTTTCGGGGCAACGTGATCCCGCTGACAAAGTTTAACACCCGCATCAATGGCAGCGGTCAGGTGGTCACCCAGGTCAAACGGTCTGGTTCGGCGGCAACGCTGGACCGGGCCTTTTCTGCGCAGATGGGCGGACATCGTGGGATTTACGAGCGCATTGGTGTAAAGCGTTTCCCCGTAGAGGAGCTATATGGTCCGGCTACTCCGCAGATGATGTATTCCAATGAGGAGGTAACGGACGAGATTGAGCGCAAGGTGGCTGACACCTATGAGAAGCGTATCGACCATGAGATCCTGCGCCTGCTCAATGGCTGGGGGAGGTAGCAGACCATGACTAAAATTGTTCTGCTGGAGCAGTTAAAAGCATTTACCGCAGGTGTTATTGGAGACCTGATTCTCCCGGTAGCCCAACAGAGGGGGGATTCTGAGCCGCCCCCGCCCAGAGCAGCTGAAGTTTTTCTCACCCGCTTGCCGGACAGCAAGGCAGCAACAAAAAAGGCCCCTTATGTCCTGCACCAGATCGTCACCGGAAAGGATACCCAGGTTCCCGGCGAAGCTGGAACTGCCGTTGCCACGGTGCGCACAATTATCTGTGTCTATCACCCGGATGAGCAGCAGGGCGGCCTTGCACTTTTAAACCTGATGGAGCGGCTTCGCATCTCCATATTGGAGGAGGGTATCATCGGGAAACAGTTCCTATTTGACCGGACGATAGGATTAGAGAGTCTCGTCTATCCAGAAGATACCGCACCCTATTACGCAGGGGAAATGATTTCCGTATGGAAACTCCCCATCATCGAAAGGAAGGTACCCTATGGCCAAGAGCACAACTGGAACGGCGCCGGCCTGCGCTGAAGCGGCCAGCCCCGCACCCAAGTCAGAGAAGAAGCCCGACGGCAGCGCCGCCGGGTTTTATTGTTACATCGGACCCAGCATCACGGGCCTGATCCAACATGGCGGCATCTACCGGGGGACAAGGCAGGAGGCTCTGGCCGCCGCGGCCGCGGCCATTGAGCATAATCCCCTGATCAAGACCCTCATCGTCCCCGGGGAGCAGCTTTCCGAGGCCCGGCTGAAGGTGAAGAAGCCCGGCAACGCCCTGTATCAGAACTACCAGCGCGTAGCCGGAAAAATGTAAGGAGGGACCAATATGGCGTTAAACCTTGGCGTTCACGTCCATGAGAAGGCAACGGCTGTGAGTACCCCGGCGGTGGCCGACGTAAGCATCCCCTTTGTGGTAGGGGCGGCCCCGGCCCACTCCGCCGACGCCCCGGCGAAGGCCAACGTGCCTGTGCTGTGTACCAGCTGGGACGAGGCGGTGGCCCAGCTGGGGTTTTCCTACGACTGGAAAAGGTACCCCCTGTGTGAGTTCATGTACTCCCACTTCCAGCTCTACGGCTGTCAGCCGGTGGTGTTCTGCAATGTGCTGGACTCCACCAAGGCCGGCATGAAGGACAGCGGCGCCGGCGACGGCCAGACGGCCATCCCCGTGGCGGAGCACCAGGCGGCGCTTCCCTTTGCCGCCATCGCCTCCACCATCCAGGTCAGCACAGACGCCAGTTTTTCCACCGTACTGGAGCTGGATGTGGATTACAGCATTCTCTACGACGAGGGCGCGGACGCCTGCCTGGTGGAGCTGCTGAGCTCCGGCGCACACTATGGGGAGGCGCAGCTGTACATTAAGTATGACGCGGTGAAGCCTGACGGCGTAGAGAAGACCGATATTGTGGAGGGTCTGAGCGTAATTGACGCCTGCATGAGCACGGTGGGGCTGGTCCCCGACCTTATCTGCGCCCCCGGCTGGTCCCATGACAGCGTGGTGGCCGCCGTCATGGCCACCAAGGCGGAGGGGGTGAACGGCCTGTTCCCCGCCAAGGCCCTGATCGACGCGGATACCGGCGAAGACGGTGTACGCAAATATGACCAGCTGCTGCTGTGGAAGAACAAAAATAACATCGTGGATGACAGCCAAATCCTTTGCTGGCCGATGCCCAGGCTGGGTGACTACAAATTCCACATGAGCACCCAGCTGGCGGGCCTCATGGCTCAGGTAGACGCCGGAAACGGCGGCGTGCCCTGTGAGTCCCCCAGCAACAAGAACTTCAAGATGGACGGCCTGTGTCTGGAGGACGGCACAGAGGTGAGTCTGACCTTTGAACAGACCAACATCATCGCGGGCTATGGCATTGTGACGGCCCTGAACTTCATGTCAATGGGGTGGACATGCCGGAACAACTACACCGCCTGTTATCCCGGCAGCACTGACGTGAAGGACCAGTTTATCCCGGTATCCAGAATGTTCGGTTTCGTGGCCAGCACTCTGATCCGGACCTTCTGGAGTAAGCTGGACAAGCCTATGAACCTGCGGCTCCTGGACAATATCCAGGACACCTGCAACATCTGGCTCAACGGCCTGGTAAGCCAGGAATACCTGCTGGGGGCCAGGGTGGAGCTGAGGGGCTCGGAAAACCCGGTGACCAGCCTGCTGGCTGGTATCATTTCGTTCCATATCTACTTAACGCCGCCCGTTCCCGCACAGGAAATCCACTTCACGCTGGAGTTTGATGTGGACTATCTCACCAGCGCCCTCAACCTGGCCGCGTAACAATCCGGCCGGGCGGGGGCAAACCAGAACCTGAAGGAGGCAGACAATGAGCAATAAACAGCCCGCGGCCTATATCAACTTAGAAATCTACGAGGATGGCGTCAATCTGCTGGGCGTGGCCAAGGTACAGCTCCCGGCCATTGCGTTCCCCTGCGTCAACATTTCCGGCGCCGGGATGATGGGAGAGATGGAGGTGCCGCTGTACGGCATGGTGTCCAACATGACCACTACCATTACCTGGCTCACCCCCCACGGGGATGCGGTGAAGCTGATGTCCCCCAAGAAGCACCAGCTGGATATGCGTGTGGCCGAGGAATACTGGGACGTGACACAGGCGGAGGTGGGCCTGTGGGCGGATAAATACGTGATGATTGTCCGGCCCAAGACCACCACACCCGGTACCGTGGCCCCTATGGCCTCCGCCGACACCTCGGGCGAGTACGTAGTGTACTACTTCGCCGCCTACCGCAACGGCGAGCAGCTGTGGGAGGTGGACAAGCGCAACATGAAGTGCGTGATCCTGGGCGTGGACTACATGGCGGAGGTGCGCAAGGCGCTGGGGAAATAAGCAAACGAGAGCCGCCCCGAGTGTGGGGCGGCTCTCGCTGACTACTGGACGCCCAGGCGTTCTTTCAGCGCGTCTTGCAGGATTTGAGAGAAGTTGAGATGTTCTCGAAGGGCGGCTTCGTTCAGCCATGCAGGAATCGACAGCGTCTTTTTGACAGATTTCTCAAAATGGCGCTTTGCGTATTCTTCCACATCCACGGTGATAAGGTTGACAAAGGTATCATATGCGAAAGCTTCCTCTCCTTCGTCCCGCAGGTCTGCCAATACAGCGGCTGGGTCAATCTGATCCAGCGGAGAAGGGACGGGAATATCCTCGCCGTCCCGTCGGAGCGTATAGAGGTATCCAGCGAGGCAGTCAACCGCCATCTGCGTCGCGTTTTCCAAGGTAGGGCCGCAGGTGGCTACTCCTAAATCAGGGAAAATCACAGAGTATCCGTTTTCTTCTTTGATAAAACAAGCGGGATATGCAGACAACATAAAAAGTGCCTCCTGTCTTGCGTTAGGATTTCCTGAAACAGGGAGGCTTATTTCAGCCCCGCCTGTTTCAGAATGGAGTTTTCAACAAACTTTGTTAGTTCCTTGCAGTGGAAAGGAATTGTAACTTTTCCTGGTTTTATTGGGTGCTTGTAATGTCTGTGAGAGCCTTCCTGAGATTCAAAATACCAGCCGTCTTTTAAGACGAGTCGTTCCATTTCTCGTGGTTTCTTTGGCATTTCACTTCCCTCCTGGTGAGTCAAGTATAACACATAATACGTATCAAGTCAACACGTATCGGTTTGATACGCAAATTTTTTGAAAGGAAACCTCTTATGAGTACCGAAAAGAGCATGGAAATGATGGATAAAGGAGCTGAAAACGCTGCCGATGAGGCGTTCGGCCAGGAAGAAGCGGCGAAAGCCGGGCAAGACAGTACGGTCTATGTCCACACCTTCAAGCGCCCAATGGTTTATCAGGGGGCCACCATTGAGACGCTGGCCTTTGACTGGGGGGCGCTCACCGGGGCGGACCATCTGGCTATCGAGAACGAGCTTCTGATGCGGGGGAAGACGCTGGTCACCCCGGAGTTTACCGGGGAGTTCCTGTGTGGAATGGCGATTCGGGCCTGCACAGAACGGAGCCCGGAGGGGTTCCGCGTCCTGAACATAGACGCGATGAGAGCCATGCCCATGCGCGACTTTCAGACCATCTGCAAGAAGGCCCGGGCTTTTTTGCTGCGTGCGGGGTCATAACCGGTGGGGACGGGCTGTGGCTCCGGAAGCAGTATCTGATTCTGGCCCGGAATAACCATACAGACATTTCTTATTGGGAATCCCAGCCGCTGGCGGCGCTGCGGCCGTGGATCAGGGCCAATAACGCTGTCGTCGAGGACGGGAAGGGGGGCGGCAATGGCCAGTAGAAAAGAATACGAGATGCTATTTGCCCTCAACGCCCGGATGAACGGTGGGTTCTCCGGCACCTTCTCCAAGGCCCAGACGGAGTTCTCCCGGCTGGGAAAAGAAATCCAGGGGTTACATAGAATCCAGGGCGATATCGCCTCCTATCAGAAACAGGAAAAGGCGATTGACGCCACCCGGGCCAAACTGGAAAGCCTGCAAAAGCAGCATGACCTGCTCCAGAAGGAGATCAACGAGACCAGCGGCTCCACCGCCGGCCTGGAGCGGGAAAAGATCAAGCTGGAACAGCGCATCAAGGACACGGAAACAGCGCTGGAGCGGCAGAATCAAAAGCTGGAGCATACCGGCGCGAAGCTGAAAGAGGCGGGCGTCGATACAAAAAACCTGGCCCAGAAAGATACAGAGCTGACCGCCAGAATCAAGGAGCTGGAAGCGGAGCAGGACAAGGCGGCGGACAGCGCCGGGCGGTTTGGGGCGCAGACCGCCAAGGCCTTTGACGCAATCGCCCAGTCCGCCATTACCTCAGAAATCGTCAATGGCCTTACGGCGATTCGGGACGCCTTTGTGGAGTGTGTCGGCATTGCCGGCAGCTTTGAGGAGACCATGAGCACCGTGGAGGCTCTGTCCGGGGCCAGCGCACAGGAAATGGCCGCGCTGGCGGAGGAGGCCAAGGAGCTGGGGGCATCCACCAAGTTTACGGCCAAGGAAGCCGGCGACGCCATGGGCTACATGGCCATGGCCGGGTGGGACGCGGCCGATATGCTCCAGGGCATGGACGGCGTGTTGCAGCTGGCCGCGGCCTCCGGGGAAGACCTGGCCATGGTGTCCGACATCGTGACGGACAGCCTCAGCGCCTTCGGACTCACAGCGAAAGACACGGCTCACTTCTCCGATGTGCTGGCAGCTGCGGCCACCAACTCCAACACCAACGTGGCAATCATGGGCGAGACGTTCAAGATGAGCGCATCGGTGGCGGGGGCGCTGGGGTACAGTATTGAGGATGTGGCGGTAGCCATGGGCCTCATGGCCAACAGCGGCGTCAAAGGCAGCATCGCCGGTACCGCCCTGCGGAACACGTTTAACGGCTTGCTGGAGGGCGTCACCCTCACCGGCGCGGCCTTTGGCGAGTATGAGTACTGCGCGGTCCGGGCCGACGGCACCATGAAGGACTTCGGCGCCACCATTGACGAGCTGCGGGGCTACTTTGAGCAGATGACTGAGGCGGAACGGGTGGCCAACGCCCAGGCCATCGCCGGGCAGCGGGGCTATAACGGCCTGCTGGCGGTCCTCAACGCCACGGATGAGGACTATGCCTCCCTCACCAACAGCATCAACAACTGCGCTGGGGCGGCCCAGCGTATGGCGAAGATCAAGCTGGACAACATGAACGGCCAGCTGACCCTGATGAAGTCCGCCTGGGACGCGCTGAAGACTACCATCGGGGAGCAGTTTATCCCGGAAATGCGGGGGCTTTACGAGATTGGGACGGATATTTTCTCCGGTATCAATGCGTTTGTAAAAGCGAATCCGGGCCTTGTAAAGGGAATTGCCGCCGGCGCTGCCGTGATTGGCACCGTAACCGCCGCCCTGATGGCCTATGCCGCGGGAGCCAAGCTGGCGGCTGCGGCCTCCGCGCTGCTGTCCGCGGCGATCCCGGGCGTCAATGTGATTATGGGCGTGACCGCCGCGGTGGCGGGGATTACGGCGGGCGTCGTCGCCCTCACCACCGCCGCCGATAACGGCGTCCCCTCGGTGCGGGAGCTGACCCAGGCCGCCCGGGAGATGGAGGAGACCATGGAAGCCTCCCGGTCCGGCTATGAGGACACGGCGGATTCCGTTCTGGCGGCCTGCAATATGGCGGACCGGTATATTGATAAATTGGACGTGCTGCGGGACAGCGCCGGCATGACGGTGGAGCAGCAGCGGGAGTACCAGAACACCCTGGCGCTGCTGCTGCAGGTGATGCCGGAGTTATCAGGGTGCATCAGCCAGACCACGGACGAGTACGGACGGACCACCTACACCCTGAACACCACCACCGACGCCCTGCGGGCCAATACCCAGGCGTGGCGGGACAACGCCATGGCCCAGGCCTATCAGACCCAGCTGACCCAGCTGTATGAGAGTTATTCCGGCGTGCTGCTGGAGGCGGAGAAAAACAGCATCGGCCTGACCCGGGCGGAGGATGATCTGAACGCGGCTACCAAGCGGCACGGCGAGACGGTGGCCCGGATGGACGAGCTGTGGGCCGAGGCCGAGCGTGAGGCCAGAGCCTATAGCGACGCCAACGGCGTCGCCGCGAGCGCCACAAGCTTTCTGACCCAGGAGTATTATGACCTGGAGGCGGCTCTTGTTGGGATTGAGCGCGAGATGTGCGCGGCGGAAGAGCGCGCAAAACATTACCGCGCCGCCCTGGAGGACGACGCCGAGGCCATTGCGGAGGCGGAGACGGAGATCGGCCTGGCGGAAGCCGCGGTGGCCGGTCTGACCGGAGCCACCAAGGAGCAGACCGAGGCGGAAGCGGCGGCCGCGGCCCAGTCCCAGGAGCTGCGGGGGGTGATCTCCGGCGTCGCGGAGGAAGTCCAGGCCCTTGCCCTGGCCTACAACGAGGCCCTGGGCTCCATATCCGGACAGTACGCCCTCTGGGATAAGGCGGCAGACGTGGTTGCAACCAGCGCCGGGACCATCAACAACGCCCTGGAGAGCCAGATTACCTACTGGCAGGACTACAACGCCAACCTGCAATCCCTGACCGGCCGCGCCGCTGAGATTGACGGTCTGAGCGAGGTAATCGCCAGCTTTGCCGACGGCAGCCAGGAGAGTGTAAACGCCATTGCCGGAATGGCCAGCGCCAGCGACGACGACCTGCGTGGTGGCCAACTGGCAGGCGCTCCAAAAGGAGCAGGAGGCCGCCGCGGGAAGTGTGGCGGATCTGAAGACAGACTTTACCGCCACAATGGACGAGCTCCAGATAGAGCTGGTTCAGGACATTGAGAATATGGACCTGAGCGCCGAGGCCATCGCCCAGGGCCGGGCCACCATCCAGGGCTATATCGACGGGGCCTGGGATATGCTTCCCGCGGTGCGGGGGGCGTATGCCGGCCTGGGCCGGGAGGCCATAAACGCCATGGGCTCCCCGTCCTACAGCGGCGGTGTGCCGACCGCCAGACGAATCACAGGCCGGGGCTACGCCAGCGGCACCAGGAACGCGGAGCCCGGCTGGGCGATGGTGGGCGAAGAGGGCCCGGAGGTACTGTTTTTCAACGGCGGAGAGGTGGTGCTGAACGCCCGGCAGACCTCCGCCCTGCTGGCAAAGCCGGAGCCCGCGGTCTCCGCCCTGCCGGCGGCGGGCGCAGGCGGTTCCGCCGCCCGCCCATCCGTTGAAATATCCATCCATATTGAGGGGAACGCCACAAAAGAAACCGCGGAGGAGATCGGCGCCAGGGCCAGTGAAATTGCCGATTTGGTGATAGACCGGCTGGAGAATGAGCGCATTGACGCCATGAGGAGTGCATACCGATGAAAACCTATACCACAGTACAGGGGGATATGTGGGACAGCATCGCCCATGCCCAGCTGGGAGATACGGCCCACACCGACAAGCTAATGAACGCCAACCTGCGGTATCGGGAGATTTACATCTTCCCGGCGGGGATCGTTCTGAACCTGCCGGAGCCAGAAGCGCGTGCTGGCAGTCCTCTGCCGCCCTGGAAGGGGGCGGCGATGGGGTGATCTTTCCGCAAAAAAGACGCCCCGGACATTCCGGGGCGTCCTGTCAGGAGAGCTGCCGGACAAGGGCGTCTTGCAGCACTTTGGAGCAGTTAATCCCCCGCTGCTCCGCCATAGCGGCCATCCAGGCGGGGAGCGATACATTTTTCCGCACCGCGCGGGTGTCAGTCTTTGCTCGATAAGCGATGGTATCCACACGGATCAGTGTGAGGATATCCGCCGTGTCGTGTGGGATGTCTTTCTGTGCGGCGGCTGTTGGAATGGGGAGCCCCTGATCCTCCCAGACCACCAGACAGCCGTTCAACGCGTCTGTAATCTGCTCAATCGCGTCTTCGACATCCCTGCCCGTGGTGACGCAGCCGGGAATATCGGGAACACGGACATAGCATTTCTTTTCTCCTGGAGTGATGACTGCGGTATAGGTATAACGCATAAACCAGTACCTCCTTGGCTCGATTTAATTTGATTTGGGGGCGCGGAAGGGTTATTTGCCCTTCCGCTTTCCCATCTTCTTTTTGTCGATTTTCGCTTCTTTCAGAATGTATCTCATGTCATCCTCATCGAAGTCGTGACGCTTGACTGGAATGGTGAGCCTGGTTTCCGGATTGAAAAAGATATCGTGGCTGCCGCCGTGTCTCATAAATAGGAAGCCGTTGTCCTCAAGTATGTGGATTGTCTCCTTTCGCGGATTCATACTGTTCCCTCCTGACAATCTTATTATACATATTAATACACAATATGTCAAGAAGAGAATACACAAATTTACGCAAAAGATGGGGGTGGAGCGCGTATGAGCAAATCTGGGTGGGCGAGGCGGACGAAGGTGGAGATCGCCTTTGACGGGGTGGACATCACAGAATCCATCCAGCCCTATCTGCGGTCCCTGACCTACACGGACAACGAGGCGGATCAGGCGGACGACCTTCAGATCCAGCTTCAGGACCGGGAGGGGATCTGGCTGTCCCAGTGGCTGGAGGAGCTGATTGCCGCCTCTGACACCCCGGCCTCAGAGGCCGGGGGAAAGCGGTACCGGGTGACGCCCTCCGTGGGGCTGAATGTCCGCGCGGGCCGGGGGACTGGCGAAAAGAAGCTGGGCGCCCTAGCCTGCGGGACGGTGGTGGAGGTCTCCGGCATCCAGGGCGGCTGGGCGGCCATTGCGTACGGCGGAAAGACCGCCTATGTCAGCGCCCAATATCTCAAGGAAGCGGAGGGCAGCAAGGCGGCGCCGTCCGCCTCGGACTCCGGCGGCGGGATGAAGATCCAGGCGGTGATTGTCCGGGAGAACTGGGAGGGGGACGGCGGGGATCAGGTCCTGCCCTGCGGACAGTTTGAGCTGGATGCCGTTGACGCCTCCGGCCCGCCGGCGGTGGTCACCATCAAGGGCACGTCTCTCCCCTTCAGCGCGCCGGTGCGGCAGACGGCAAAGTCCAGGGCCTGGGAATCTTATACCCTGTCTGGCATTGCCAACGAGATTGCCAAGACCAACGGCATGGTCTGTATGTATGAATCGGCGGCGGACCCCTTTTATTCCCGCCTGGAACAGCTGAAAACCAGCGACATTGACTTCCTCTCCGCCCTGTGCCGGGACGCCGGTATCTCCCTCAAGGTGACCAACCATATTTTGGTCCTGTTCGACCAGGGAGCCTATGAGGCCAAGCCGCCGGTGTGGGCGGTGAAATACGGGGACGGCTCCTATCTGAAATACAAGCTCAGCTCCGGCACAGCGGATACCCAGTACCAGTCCTGCCGGGTGAGTTATGTGGATCCGGCCACCGGCAGGTACATTTCCGGCATGGCGAAGATAGAGGACTACAACGAGAAATCAAAGAACAACCAGCAGCTGGAGGTGACGGCCAAGGTGCGCTCTGCCGCCGAGGCGAAGAGGCTGGCGGAAAAACGGCTGCGGCTGCACAACAAGTACGCCAAAACCGCGGTGTTTACCCTGCCGGGAAATCCCAGTCTCGCAGCGGGGGTGACGGTGGCGCTGGAGGGCTTTGGCGGTTGGGACGGCAAGTACATTGTCAGCCAGGCCAAGCATACGGTGGGCGGTTCCGGCTACACGACACAGATAAAGCTGCGCAGGACATTGGAGGGCTATTGATGGACAGTGGAAAGATAGTGGAAAATCTGGTGCGTATCGGCACTGTGACTGATGTGGACAAGAAGAGGCGGCGGGCGCGGGTGAAGTTTCAGGATACCGGCATCTCCTCCGGCTGGCTGCCGGTTCTGGCGGCCCCCTCCCCCTGGCTGCCTGAGATCAACGCCACCGTCCTCACCCTCTACCTGCCTGTCTTCAACGGGGACGGCTTTGTGCTGGGGGTGATCTGATGGGGAAGATTGGCTGTCTGGGGGACATTGTGTTTCAGGTGTCGGACCAGGTGGTAGAGACCCTGGACAATATGGTGTGGTCCGGCTCCGCCCGGTATTCCGTCCACCAGCGGCACCTGACCCACGCCCTCACGGAGTTTACCGGCGTGGACCCGGACAAGATTACCTTCGATATTACCCTGTCCGCCTATTTGGGGGTGGACCCGATTGGGGAGGCCGTCAAAATCTGGAGCTGTGAGCGCAATGGCCTGCCGGTCCCCCTGACCATTGGAGAGAAAGCCTATGGCAAGTACCGCTGGAACATCACCAAGCATGAGATGAAGATGAAGTATTTCGACCGGGAGGGCAATGTGACCCACGCGGTGGTCTCGGTCAGCCTACAGGAGTACTTGAGGGGGAGTATCAGACGATGAGCTACAAAGTTTCCGCCACAGACCTGAAGGCCATTCAGTTTAATGAAAAGAACGAGTTAAACGCGGTTCTCCAGAACATTGCGGTGATCCTCTCCACGCCTATGGGTACCGTGCCCCTCAACCGGGACTTTGGGGTGGACTGGTCCTTTCTGGACAAGCCGGCCCCCGTGGCCAAGGCGCTGATGGTTGCCCCGGTGCGGGAGGCCATAGAGCGGTGGGAACCCCGGGCCGCCGTTTTGGGGGTTTCCTTTTCCGAGGACCTGGCCCGACCGGGGGTATTGATCCCAATTGTGGAGGTGGATATCAGTCTTGCGTAACGCAGAATATCAATTTGTCCCCACGGACACATCAACGGTTGAGGCCCTGCTGGTGGCGCTTTACGAGCAGCTCACCAAGACTTCCATTTCCCCCGCCAGTCCGGAACGGCAGCTCATCCAGTGGGCGGCAAACGTCATTGTCCAGGAGCGGGTGCTGAGCAACTACGCGGCCAACCAGAACATTCCCAGCCGGGCCGAGGGGGAGAATCTGGACGCGCTGGCGGAGCTGTTCCTGGCCCGCGCCCGCCCGGCGGCAAAGGCAGCGGTGTGCCAAATGCGCTTCACCATCTCTGAGGCCCAGGCCACCGCCATTCTGATCCCCGCCGGCACCCGCGTCACCGGCGCAGGCGGCGCCCTCACCTGGGAGACGGTGGAGGACGTCTATGTGCCGATTGGGGAGACCAGCGCGGAGGTCCAGGCCCGGTGCCAGACCGCCGGGACCGCTGGCAACGGCTATGCCGCCGGCCAGATTAACACGCTGGTGGACCTCTATGACTACTATTCGGAGTGCGCCAACATCACGCAATCGGACGGGGGCGCGGATGCGGCCACCGATGACGAGTTCTATGAGCTGCTGCACTCCAGCATGGACGCCTACAGCTGCGCCGGGGCCCGGGGGAGCTATGAGTATTTTGCCAAGCAGGTCAGCACGGAAATTGCCGACGTTGTGGCAAACTCCCCTACTCCCGGCGTGGTCAAGCTGTATGTGCTGATGGACGGCGGGGAGCTGGCCGGCGAGGAGATAAAAAAGGCGGTGCTGGCCGCGTGCAGCGCCGATGATGTGCGGCCTCTGACTGACCAGGTGTTTGTAGAGGACGCGGAGCTTGTCGGCTACGATGTGTCATTTACTTATTACACCCAGTCAGGGAGCGGTAAGAGCGCCGCGGATATCCAGGCCGCCGTGGAGGCGGCGGTGGAACGGTACAACGCCTGGCAGTGCGCCAAGCTGGGCCGGGACATCAACCCCTCTCATTTGATTGGGCTGCTCATGCAGACTGGGATCAAGCGGGTGGAGCTGAGAGCCCCGGCCTTCACCGTCCTCCGGGACGGCGGCGGCACAAAAGGGGCCCCCGCCGGAGAGAAGGAAGAAGGAACGGGGCAGAGCGGAGCTTTGGCCGAAAGCCGAAGCGAAGCGGGCGGAGTTGCTTCTGACGTGCCGCAGGTGGCGAGGGCCGGAACGGTCACGATTACAAACGGGGGCTATGAGGATGAATAGTCATGGTCTGACCCAAGAAAATCTTGTTGCAACGTTGCCGGCCGCCCTGCGAAAGGACCCGTCTGCTGTGGCGCTGGCGCAGGCCATTGCCGAACTGCTGGCCCGGCGGAAGGAGGAAATTGACCGGCTGCTCATCTATCCGGCCATTGACCGGCTGGACGAACCGCTGCTGGACATCCTGGCCCGCGACTTCAAGGTGGACTGGTGGGACGCGGATTATAGCGTGGAGGAAAAACGCCGGACCCTGAAAGACAG